TCATTTTAGTACCCTGATTCTTGTCGTTCGTGGTTCACTTGATTTTTAGAGTAGTAAGCTGCTTCAATCTCTTCCCAAGTAAAGCTGAGCATTTCTCCAAGGCTTATATACAATTCGATAACACTAAGATAATTTGTGGTAGTCGGCACTGAGCGGAAATCTCCTATTTTGTTAAAAATAAAGTTAAATTGATTTGTTATATTTTCTTTTTTAAAAGGAGCTGTTACATAATTAAGATTGTTAATGAAATTTTGCCCCTCGAATTTTTCAAGACCTAATTCCAATACAAAATGCAATCCGTCCACATATTCTTCAAGGAGTGGATTCTTTAACTCGTAATATTCATCAATCTCAGAAAAAGGCACTTCTACATCATCAAGAATTAATCGACGTGTACCAGACTTTGTAAAACCTTCAATTACGTTATGCTTTTTTCTGTAT